AAAAACTGTAATGTGTGATGCTAATATAAGAAAATAAATTTTATCCATTTTTGTTAGATTCTAATTCTGCTTTTTTTAAATTGTGTTTGTAGGTAGAAAAATCTGATTTTATTATAGCGTTTTCTTTGTAAGCTACAGCATTTTCATATTTAAGTTTAGCTATGTCTTTATAGTTTTGTCTAATTTCGTGCTGTAAATCGTGTATAAGTTCTAGTATATCCATTAAAACCTCTAGACCTTCCTTTTTTACTTTATTATTAGTCTTTTCTACTTCGGCACTAGCTTTAATAATCATTATATCTAGCTTATTTTTTCTTAACATTACGTCTAATTCATCCATTTTGTATGTGTTTTAGTGGATTATTACCTCCTATTGTATAATAACCATTGTAAAAATTAAATCTTAAAGGCTCGTCTAGTGTAGTAAGTTCTCCTCCAGTCATAACGTTTTTAACCTTTTGTACATGTAGCTCAGTCATTGTTTTAAACTCTGGGTGGTTGCCCATTCTGTGAATAGCATACACATCGTCCGCCCTGTTTATAAAGCCCATGCCTCCCTCAATATCAGAAGATTTGGGAGGTTGTACATAGCCCTCTAAAGTATGACCAGGCTTATAGACTCTTCTAGCTGCTTCACTTATTGGATGTGTATTGATATAAACTGTCTTTCCAGTCTTATTACAAAACTCTCTTACATTATTACAGAACAAATAGTTTCTATCAAACTGTCCAAGTTTGCCACCTCTTTCTATATTTAGACCAGTGTAAGGATCTATTAAACATCCGTCTACATTCTCTTTAGCAAATATATTTAAAAGGTCTCCAGCAGTGTATAGCTTTCTATTATCAACAAATTTAAAGTAACTGTCAATAATTTCTATTTGTTTTTTAATTTCTGACTCAGTTAAGTCCTCAACTCTTTGACCTGTCAGCATTTGAATCATGCTAATTTTAAGTAGTTCTGGAGAGTTTTCTCCACTCCAAACACACCACTTTAAATTATTATTCATAGAGTGACAAAGTAAATACCAAATAAAAAAATAAGTTTTACCAACATTAGGAAAGCCAGAAACGACTACCATTTGACCAGGTTTGAATCTTACATACTTGTCGGTAATTGGACAGCCTATTCCTAGACCTTTTTTAATTTCTCCGTTTTTGTATTTTATAGCGTAGTCTAGTCCGTAGCCTTTATTTAGTATCATTGATCGTGCTTAAAAATTTCTTTAATGAGTCTGTGTTTTTGTGTATTGGGTCACTAAATGTAGTTTTTTTCTTTGACTTTTTAGCAGCTTCGACTCGTTTTAAATATTGTTCTTTTCTTTCTTTGTATTGTGAATCTAAAAATTTTATGTTAATTTGGTTGTCCTTTTTTTCAATCATTCCCTCATCTATTAGAACGTCTAAAGAATCTTGACCAATTCGTCTAGACATTTTAATATAACTCATTGAACAATCTTTATTCCAGTAGTGAAAACAGGCATCTATAAAAGATCCTTTTTCTTCTTTAGATAAATACATTATATCACCTCCCAGCCACTGACTAGGAAAAGCTTTAAAATAGGGTAGTTCTTTGCTCAAAATATGCTTTGTTTTTTTGTTCGTATTTATAGAATGCTAATAGCTCATTTTCATTTAATGACTCTTCTGTGTATAACCTTTCGGAAGTAGAAGACACTGGTTTAATGTCCTCTACTTCTTTTTTAGGTTGTTTGTAGTCAATATATTTAAAATCCTTTTTCTGGATTCTATAGGCTTGTACTAAACTAATATATGTTATTTTATATTTTTTAGCAATTTCAGGCATTGTCATTCCGTTTGTTAACATATTTTGTATATCTAACGAACTTAAACCCAATGCTTTCAAGACTCTTGACTCTTTCATGATACTTAAAAGGGTAAGTCATCAGAACTATTAGAAACCTCTGCCACTGGCTTAGTCTCTTTTTGTTCTTCTGGGTTGTATGTGTTAACACTTAAAGACACATCTTTTCCGTATTGGTCAGGCTGGTCTTTTAGGTTTACATTTAATTTAAGATACTTGTTTCCTTTATAATCGAAAACATGTTCTTTAACTTTGTCAATATGAACAGTAACAGTCATCCAGTTATCATTCATTTTTTTACCGCCTCCGCAGTAGATTGTTGGTTTTTTTTCCATTGTTTATTTATTTATTATTTATACTAACCAAGATTCAGAATCTGGCTTTTCGCTTTCTTTTTTTAATCTTTCAATCAATTTTATTAGTTTGTTTTTTTGTTTTTTATCTAAGCAATTTAACTTAATTATATCTTTTGTATTGCTACCACAAATTTCAAATTCTTGTAAAAATTGATGAAAACATCCGTCACAATAAGTGTCTTTTTGTTTTACTAAAAGCTCATGACAATATTGCCATTTATATACAGGCATAACCTTAATAAAATCATATCTAATATTAGTTTTAGAAATCAATAATCCGTCATTATAAAACTCAGTATCTCTTACTATATAGTCAGTGTTTTTATATTTCATAATTAAAATTTATAAGTAATTCCTACAGCTACAAAAAAACCTCCTGTAGCTATTGCAAGAGTGTTAGGGTTAAAACTTAGCTTTTGTTTGTGCCATACCATGCTAGTAGTGCCAGCAGTCATCAAACTTAATCCTCCAATTATAGCAATTTTTTTCATAATCTAAAAATTTAAGTCTACCCAAAGGCTTTTTAGGTATGATCTACACTCTTGAACTCTGTCATAAATCTTTCTAATGTCCTCTTCATTTCTATAGATTTCAAACACTTTGATTCTATATCTAGAGTCTATGTCAGAATATTTATATTTACTAGCAAACTCTACTAAGTCAGTGCTTTCGTCTCCAAAGTATTCTCTTTGTATTAACTCCTCAGGTGTGTCCATTAGTGTATATATTAATTTATACCTGTCTATGTCAGTCAAAGCCATGTAGCCCTGAGCTTGCCAGTAATAGTCTTTGTTAGGTACACTATTAAAGTATAGAGGAAAGCTAAAACAATCCCAACTATTTTTCACATCTATTATATATTCATCTAAAATAGCGTCTGGAGTTCCTGTTAAAAAGCCATTTTCAAAAGACTCTTCATTCTTTACTAAATTAGAAATGTCTAATTCTTTAGATATAAAATTTAAAGAGTCTACTTCTACAGCGTTACCTTTATCTATATACTTACTAAACACCTCTTTTTTACGGTTATAGATTTGCTCTTTGCTCCACTCCTCTAAATAAGTTTTAGTAGTCTTAGATAGTGTTTCTGTTTTACTTCTAGGATTGGTCATTATTTTACCAATAGCTGAACATCTTATTTTAAATTCTTTCATCTTATTGGTTTTTAATTGCGTTAGCTACTTCATCAGCACTAGCTACATTAGAATCTACACCGATTCCAAAGTTAGCCAAACATCTACCCCAACTAGATGTCTCACAATTCTCTATAAAAGAAGTCTTGTTTATAAAAGTTGAGTTCTGCTTTTCGTGTGCGTGTCCAGAAGCAACTTCTATTCCAGCATCGTTTTTAATAATTGTTTTAATTATTACTCCATTCTCATTAATGTGAGTAATTTCTGAGGTCATTGAATATCCTGTAAATTTTTCTCTAAAATATTTAATTCTCTCGTTTACTGTGACGTAGGCTTTACCCTTAATGTCAACTGTTTTCAATTGGTTCATTGTTGTGATTTTTTATTTTGGTTAATATAATAATTAATTTTTTGATCCTCTTTGGATTGTAATTGATAGCTAATTCTTTTAGCTCAATAGATATTTTAACAACCTCAGTTATTAAATTACTAAATCTATTTTGATGGATTTCCAAGTCATTGTCACTAAGTTTAGTTCTTTTTAGAATGCCCTTATTCCATTGAACCTGACTTATAATAGCTAATAGTCTGTCACTTAGAAAGTTGTGTCTTTGGTTAGCTTGCCAGTAGTCCCATTCTTGTTTTTGTCTGTAGTAAAACTCGTATTTATCCATCGTTATAGTCCTCCATAAGTTTTAAAATTACCTCAGAATAAGACTTGTGTCCATTCTCTTTACATTTGTTTTGGAACTTAATTAATGTTTCTAGCTTGTCAGCAGGCACGTAAAAAGTTCTAGTAGTATAGTTAATTGTTCTTGACATTTTTTATTTTTTAAAATTAAGTTGTAAATATATATATAATTATATTACAAAACAAAATAAATAATTAGTAGTTTATTAACAAACGATTGTTAAAAGAGGTGTGTTATTCTAGCAATTTGTCCAAACTCACTAAATAAAAAAGACTCTATAGCTTTGTTATTTGAACTTTGATAGCCTGAGGTGTGATGCCAAGTGTCAGCTTCACTAGGTGACATAAGAGACTCCACCCAGAGTCCTGGATATTGCTTACTGACTTTGTGATGTATATGCTGAGTAAACATGTATCTATATTTTGTACTAGACCAGTCTGGACATTCGTCAGCTACTATCATTGGCAATGTGTCAGCCTTGATCTTATGACCATGACAAGAAGATATTAAGTTCTTTTTATACTTGTAGTATTTACGCATTTGCAAACTAACATCAAAAGTAACGTCTTTATTATGTCTAAACCATGCAGCTAACAACTCAGCAACCATCCAACCCACTGTGTTGTCGTGGTTGCCAGGCGTAAACATTACGTGTACCTTAGAGACTTGTAATAACATTTCTATTATTTCAACCATCAACCTTTTTGCAATAAGAAAATGATCTGAAAGCAATCCGTCACTATCTTGTCTGGTTGAATTTGTAGTAGTCATGTTAAAATTATCTACATGCAATAAATCTCCTGAGAGTAATAAAATAGTCTTGTCTATGTTAAACCCTTGAGACTTTGCTAAACATCCTCTAACGCCCTCTAAAGCCCTTGTAACTGCTATTTGATTATTATACTCCTCACCACTTACAAAAGATCTACAGAGTTTTCCTATATGCAAATCACTAGGACACATAAACAATAAATGTCCGTCTGTGTATTTCTTATAATTTAGTTTTGGATATTTAGGGGAATATTGTTTAGCCTCTTCTATAACTTCTTTAGCTAATTTCTTAAAGTCTTTTTCTGTTGCTTTAGGTTGCTTAAAATATAGACTAGCGTTGTCATTCTTAATCCATCCACTATGTAAAGTCTGAGGATCTAAACCCTCTTTTTCACATTCTTGAATGGCTCGTCTGTAGTTGTTTATTATTTCTGCTTCGTCTTGGTTAAGTCTGTAGCGTGGGTTGCCTTTATCTTTCCACCTTTTATTATGAGATTTCAAAATTCTTTAGTGTTGGTTTTTGTAAATATAATAAAAATATTTAATTTACTTTTTTGAGC